GGCTGGCGACGTGTTCACCGTGGCTGACTGCTACGCTGTGAACCCGCAGACCCGCGAGTCCACCGGCTCCCTGTTCCAATTTGTTGTGGTCGCTGACGTCACGTTGAACGGTTCGGGCGCTGGCACGCTGACCGTGTCGCCTATCTACTCGGCCGCCAACGCTTTGGCGACCGTGGATAGCCTGCCCGGCAACAGCAAGGCAGTCGTGTTTGTGGGCGCTGCGTCTACCCAGTACCCGCAGAACCTCGTGTACCACAAAGATGCAATCACCTTCGCCACTGCCGACCTGATGATGCCGCAAGGCGTCGACATGGCTTCGCGTCAGGTGCACAACGGTATTTCGATGCGTATCGTGCGCCAGTACGATATCAACAACGACCGTATGCCCTGCCGTATCGACGTGTTGTACGGCTACAGCGTGATTCGTCCCCAGATGGGCGTTCGCCTCTGGGGTTGATCGGTGTAAAGGGTTTCGGCCCCCTCGTCCAACTCTTTTTGAAAGGAATTCATCATGGCAATCCCTAATGGCGCTGGTGGCTACCAGTACAGTGACGGCAGCAACGGCGAGGCGCTGTTGTTTGTCCAAGGCGCTCCGACTGCGCTGACCGCAGCAACTACTGCTACTGCGGCCCAGCTCGCAAACGGTCTGTTCACCTTCAACGGCCCCACCGGCAACTTGACACTGCCCACCGTGGCAGATTTGGAAGCTGAAATCTCTTCGGCCACCAGAGTCAACGCCGCGTTTGATTTCTTTATCATCAACATCGACGCTACTACCGACGACGTGACTGTTGCTACCGCAGCAGGCTGGACGCTGGTGGGTAGCATGATTGTGACAGAAGCCACTTCGGGCCACTTCCGTGCTCGCAAAACCGGCGACGGCACTTGGACTTGCTACCGCATCTCTTGATGCTCGGGGGCTTCGGCCCCCGTTTTTGAAAGGACAACACCATGCCAAATACCAAAGCGACCGGCGTAGCCTACGCCGACCCGCAGTTCGACAGCGTTACCGTCACCGGCACGTCGACACTGGCAGCTGTGACCGCCACCACGGTCACCGCCTCCGGCGCCGTCACCAGCACCGCCACGAACGGTGCTGCCGTTGCCAACGGTACTGCTGGTCTGTACTTTCTGACCAGCGCAATCACTGCCAACTCGACGACCCCCACGGCGCCGGTTGGTTCGCTGGCTACCACCACCAACGCCACTGGCCTTGGCAAGCTGTTCATTTCGGACGGCACCAAGTGGCAGTATCCTGTTGTTGCGTAAACGGACGGGGGCTTCGGCCCCCGCTTAAATCATGGCAGTCATTTACCTCAAACACCCCAAACACGGCGCCAAAGTTGCAATTTCGCAGCAGGAAGCCGAAAATGACATCCAGAACGGCTGGAAAGAGTTCGACCCGACCGAATCTGAACCTAACTCTGCGCCAGAAGCTGATGTCGTGACCGTAGATGACGCGCCGGTTGACCCGGAGCTCGTCAACGCGCTGCAACCGCGCCGCCGGGGTCGACGCGCTCGGGAGGCACTGCAATGACAACTTCTGCTACTGCTGGCGAACTCATCAAAGGATCGCTGCGCCTGATCGGTATGCTGGCCGAAGGGGAAGAGCCCTCGGCCGACACGATGCAGGACTCGATCATGGCGATGAACCAGATGATCCAATCGTGGGACACCGAACGTCTGTCGGTGTTCAGCACGCAGGATCAGGTCTTCACTTGGCCGGCCAACGTCATTTCCCGCACGCTTGGGCCGACCGGCGACTTTGTCGGCAATCGCCCCATCGAAGTCGACGACGCCACTTACTTCAAAGACCCATCGTCGGGCCTGTCGTTTGGCGTCAAGCTGATCAACCAGCAGCAGTACGACGGTATCGCGTTCAAGACCGTCACGTCAACGTACCCGCAGGTGCTGTGGGTCAACAACACGTTTCCCGACACGACACTGACAATCTACCCAGTGCCGATCAAAGCGCTGGAATGGCACATCGTCTCTGTTGAGACGTTGGCCGAAGTTTCCAGCGTCGCCACCGACATCTATTTCCCTCCCGGCTACCTGCGTGCCTTCCGCTACAACTTGGCGATGGAGCTGGCGCCGGAGTTCGGCGTTGAGCCGTCGCCGCAGGTGCAGCGCATCGCTATGACGAGCAAGCGCAACCTCAAGCGCATCAACAATCCAGGCGATCTGATGGCAATTCCGTACCCGATTGTGGCGACTCGTCAGCGGTACAACATCTACGCCAACAACTTCTGATGAAAACGCCGATCCTTGGGGCCACCTACGTCACGCGCTCGGTCAATGCGGCCGACGCGCGGATGGTCAACATGTTTCCCGAGGTCATCCCCGAGGGCGGCAAGGAGCCCGGCTTTCTCATGCGCGCGCCCGGGCTACGCAAGCTGACCGAAGTCGGCACAGGGCCAATTCGCGGGCTGTGGCAGCTCGGCGGATACCTGTACGTCGTCAGCGGCAGCACGTTTTACAAGGTCAGCAACAGCTACACGGCTACGGCACTTGGCACTGTTGCCAACGCTGGGCCGGTCAGCATGGCCGACAACGGCACGCAGATTTTCATCGCGGCCAACCCGCAAGGCTACATCTACAACGCCAACACAAACGTCTTTTCCCAGATCACCGACCCGGATTTTCCCGGCGCAGTCAATGTCGGATATTTGGACGGCTATTTTGTGTTCAACGAACCCAACAGCCAGAAGTTCTGGGTAACACAACTACTGGACGGAACATCAGTTGACCCGCTGGACTTTGCCAGCGCCGAAGGGTCGCCTGACGGGGTTGTCGGCCTGATCGTCGACCACCGCGAGGTCTGGTTGCTGGGCACCAATTCTGTCGAGGTTTGGTACAACGCCGGCCTGCTCGATTTCCCGCTCCAGCGCATCCAAGGCGCCTTCAACGAGATCGGCTGCGTGGCCCCATATTCCATCGCCAAGATGGACAACGGCATCTTCTGGCTAGGTCAGGACGCGCGCGGCCAAGGCATCGTCTACCGCGCCAACGGCTACACCGGCCAGCGCATCAGCACACACGCTGTCGAGTGGCAAATCCAGCAATACGGCACGATGTCGGACGCGATTGCCTACACCTACCAGCAAGACGGCCACAGCTTTTATGTGCTGATCTTCCCGAGCGCCAACACGACGTGGGCCTACGATGTTGCCACCAACGCATGGCATGAGCGCGCCGGTTGGTACAACGGCAACTGGACGCGCCATCGCAGCAACTGCCAAGTGTTCTACAACAACATGGTGGTCGTGGGCGACTACGAAGACAACCGTGTCTACACGTTTGACCTTGACTACTACAAGGATGACGACCAGACCCAACGCTGGTATCGGACATGGCGTGCACTGCCGACCGGGGTGAATAACCTCAAGCGCTCCGCGCAGCACACGCTCCAGCTTGACTGTGAAACAGGTGTCGGCATCAACAACGGCCAAGGCAGCGACCCCGAGGTCATGCTACGTTGGTCGGACGACGGCGGCCACACTTGGTCGTATGAGCATTGGAACAAGATGGGCAAGATTGGTCAGTACGGCTACCGCACGATCTGGCGCCGTCTGGGCATGACCACTAAAATCCGCGACCGCGTTTATGAAGTGTCGGGCACTGATCCAGTGAAGCTCGCCGTCATGGGTGCGGAACTGTATGTGACCCCGACCAATGCCTAACAGCTTTACCAACATCACCAACGTCACGCCGCCGCGTGTCCCGCTGACGGACGCGCGCACGGGCTTGATTTCGCGTGAGTGGTATCGGTTCTTTCTGAACATGTTCCAACTGGTCGGCCAAGGCCAAAACCAGATTTCGCTGCTGGACGTGCAGTACGGGCCGCCTGCCGGCACTGCCAACCCTTCCGACACCGGCAATCCCAGCATTGCATTAGACCCGCTGCCGGGCGAGCTGCTGTCCACCACCGCAGAGATGCAAAAGCAAATCTACGGGCTGGAGATGGGCCGTCAACCGCAACTTGGTACGATGGCCGAGCTTCAGCAAGCCAACGTCCCGTGGCTGACGTTTGACACATCACCCAACGGCACGCCGCCCGATGTCGGCACCGTGGCGTGGGACGACAGCACGACGTTAGGCGTGCAGGCTACCGCTAACGTGTTGATTCGCGTGGGTGAGGCCGAGTATGTCTATGCCAAGGCATCGTCGGCCATCACCAAAGGACAACTCTGCTATCACACAGGATCGGTTGGCGCGTCCGGCGTCATTACAGTGGCGCCAACACCGCTTGCGCTGGCCGACCCAAACCAGATCGTCGGCGTGGCTGCCGAGACAATCGCGCTTAATGGGTTTGGTTTGATTCAAGTCAGCGGCACCTTGCGCGGTTTCAACACAACTGGCAGCGCTGTTGGTGAGACATGGGCTGATGGAGACGCGCTGTATTACAACCCGGCGTATGTCGGGTCGATGACCAAGGTCAAGCCGTCAGCCCCAAACCAAAAAACCTACATCGGCGAAGTCATCAACGCGGCCACCGCAAGCAGCGGTTCGATGAGCATTCGCATAACGCCCGGGTCTACGTTGGGCGGCACCGACAGCAACGTGCAGTTCGGCACGCTTGCCAACAACGATCTGATCCAGTACGACAGCGCGCTGGGGTACTGGAAGAACGTCCCGGCGTCGACGTTGTCGGTCGGCACAGCTACCAATCTGGCAGGCGGCGCAGCCGGCCGGGTGCCGTACCAGACGGCGCCCGGCACGACGACGTTCTTGCCAATCGGCGCCGCGCTGCAAGTCCTCAAGGTCAACGCAGGCGCCACGGCCCCGGAGTGGGTCAGCGGCGCGGCCCTGACCAGGACTAACGACACGAATGTTACGCTGACGCTGGGCGGCACACCGACCACGTCGCTGCTGGCCGCCACGTCGCTGACGCTGGGCTGGACGGGCCAATTGGCCCTCACCCGGGGCGGCACCGGAGCCTCGACCGCGCAAGGCGCCATCAACGCCCTGGCCGGGGCCACCACTTCGGGCTACTACCTCCGAGGCAACGGCAGCAACGTCGTGATGGCCGCCATCCAAGCGGGCGACGTGCCCACCCTGAACCAGAACACCACCG